TAACCAAGTCGTCGGTCACAAGGAAGGTATTGGCACGGGTACGACCGGTAACGGAACCGCCAAGGGACACGAGACCCAGCGTGGGAAAATCGCCCGCGCGACGGTACGAGACCGTCTTATATTCCGCGCTGACGGCAGGCTCGCCCAAGCCGGGGAAGATCTCATGGAACGCATACTCTGCCGTATCCGTCAGCATGGATTTCACGCTGTCCAGCATCATCTTCGTCATGCCGTCGGAGTACGAGATATACATGTTCGCGCTCTTCGGGTCTTTACCGATGATATACGCCAGCAGGAACTTGATAATCGTGGTCTTGCCCGTGCCGGGAGGCTGAGAAAAACCGAGGAACAGCGCTTCGGGATCATCCATGAACTCCTGTATCTGCGTGGCGATTTTATGCTTGCCCTCCAGCACTTTTCGGCGTGGCAGCCAAAAACGTGCTTTCGGCTCACGGTTCCATTCCATCGCTACCATGAAATCGTCGAAGTTGTACTGACCGGCAAACACATACGTCTGGCGGATCAGCTCGTACATTCTCGGCGTTTTCAGCTTCCGTGCCTCGCTGCGCACCCAGCGGACGTAGTGATCTACGGATTTTCTGTCCTCGATGCTACGAAGTACGCTGAACGCATCGGTCAGCGACTCCTCAGTCTGCGTCGGCAAGGATTTGATTTTTTCTAAAATATTAATTTTCAAAGAAAAGCCTCCTCTTCTTCACAGTTTTCTCACTCTCTTGTGAACAAATATAAATAAAAAAACACCGATCCGCATTTTGTTGCGAATCGGCGTTCTTGACGCTCTGTTTTGTCAAAAAATATTCTCTTTCCTTAAAGGAGCATGCCTTCTATACTTATTATAATATACTAATTATATATACTTCCCAAGGAGGACCTTCAATGAAAACAATCGATACACTTACCTTGCAGCTTGAGCGTGTAAACGCTTTAGCAGAAGTATTATACGGACTTCTTCACGACAACCATCAGGCGCAGATCCTTGCGGAAATTATCATCGAAACATCAGCCTCTTCCTCTACTCGCTCCGCTGCTTAATAGCAGCGGTTTTTCATTTCTCCTCTTTCGCAGATAAGCTCGAAATATACTTATCAATGATGGCTCCTCTGCGATTATTATCCTTGCGAAGATATGCATTTTCCTCCCGCATGTGCTCAAGCTGTTCAACAAGGAAGTTGATCTTTTTCTGTGCCTCATCACGGATGATCTGCATTTCTACCTTATAAGACTGGTGAATATTATCGAGGGCTTCTCGATAATCCTTGTTATCAGCTAAAGCGCGTTCCAGCTCTCGCACCGCTTCATCATGTTTTTTTCTATCTTCGGGGGCACTCTCCTCGAAGGCGAGATAGCAGGGATACTGGTTAGAAGAACCAATAATGGCATCCTCAACTCTTCGAGCCGTATCTCGCTGAATGTCTTTACCGGGCTTAAAAGCCATTATCTGCTCAACTGTTTTAACGGACACCTCCGCTTTCTTTGCGATTTCCGCGTTCGTGAGGCCGTTTATCTCTTTCATGTCACGCATGAACTCACACCATCTCGTAAGCTCCATTGCGGAGGTACGGGGACCATCACAACGAACTTTGCGATGAGGGCAAGACAGGCATCTGTTATAAGGCTTCTCTGCAAAATCTCTCTTCACTTTCATTTCTCTACTTTCTCCATTTTACAAACATTTGTTAAGTTCTACCAAAAATCGTAAATATATTGCGGTTTTACCCTACCGTAGCAGGGTGTCCACCCGATATGTTTCCGCTTTTTCCCGTTCTTTTTCGGTAGAATTTTCGCTTATAAAATGATAGGATTTAACCAGGTTAGGAGTGACCTATCATTCCTCCAAAACGGTGTGGGGGCGCTCGGTTGGCGCTGGCGCTCTCACACCACAACTATATCTATCGTTTAATATTTTTTAGTATAACGAGGGACAGCCGATGAACACTACGTCTTCTTCTGACAAATACGATGCAGCAACCCTTGCTCTCGATCACATCCGTACGCTCGCGCTCATGCACCGCAAATACGACCTAGACCCAGAGGAACTCGCGCTAATCTGTCATCTCATTTACGACATCGCCGAGATGTCTACCCTGCCGGAGGCTTAGCCCTTCGGCTTTCTTATTTCAGTGGGTTCCCGTACTTAGTCTTCGTAGCAGGATAATACTTCTGCAGCTCCTTGATGGCCTTCTCGATACACTTATGCGCCCTTACATTCTCTGGCTCGCTTTCCTTAAATACGTCGAGCCAGCGTTGTAGGTCGCCGATTACATGATCCATTACGATGTCACCTCTTCCCTTTCTGCTGCGCCTCGTATTTACTCTTAACATGGTTTAGTAAAACGCCGTCGCTATTCACCATAGCAAGATCCTCCAACACAAGCGGCGTACTCACCTCTCCGTAGCGATTAAACATTTCGGTCATATTACTATAAGGATATGTGTTAAAAATCCTGTTTTGGCGACCCCACTCCTCTTCATATTGATCGTCGTTTTCTCCGTCGTGATACATTGCCGCATATTCCACTGAACGCATCGTGCGCTGTGTTGCGCGATACAACATTAAACTATGTTTGCTTATAGCCATCTTTCCAAAGAACGCGTCTCTGATTCCCCAAATAGGAGGTGTCAATAAGAATGTCCCAAAATTAAAATCACCATTGCCCCAATAGTCCCACTCGTAATGACACCGATGGCAAAGCGGAACCAGATTTTTCGTTTCGTTCTTGCCACCGTACACCAACTCTTTAAGGTGGTGCAAATGCACCGAAACTCTCCACTCCCCACACCGGGCGCAGATCAGGTGCTCGATATTGTTTTCTTTTAGCAGCTTGCGTCTGAATTTATTAAACTCCGAACGTAGGTCTTTTGATTCTTTTCTCATCTTATCGCCCACCGTTCTTACGAGGAATGCCCATCGTGTCCTCGTAATCCTACATTCTGCGGTAGAACGTGTTTCGGCTCAGACCAAGCACCTTAATTGCGTGAGCGGTCGTTACCTCGTTCTTATACCAACGAGCATGGATGTCCTTCAGCAGATCCTCGTCAATCTCAATCGGCTTTCTTCCTTTATACTTGCCAGCCTTCTTCGCCTCGGCGATGCCTTCCTTCTGGCGCTGCAGCGTCTGCTCGCGCTCCAGTTCTGCCATAGCGCCGAACACCGTCAGCATGAAACGGCCCTGCGGAGTGGTCGTGTCGATAGCTTCTTTCTGAGAGATAAACTCAACGCCCTTCGCAGTAAGCTGCTCAACAAGCGTCAGCAGATCACGAGTGCTTCGTGCGAAACGGCTGATGCTCTCCACGATAACGGTGTCGCCCTCACGAACGTACTCCATCATCGCTTCCAGCTCAGGACGACCCTCACGGCTCTTACCACTTGCTTTCTCAATATAAATCTTTTCTACGCCAAGGTCCTTCATAAGAACTTCCTGGCGGATTGTGTTCTGATCATCAGCAGATACTCGTACATATCCTACTTTCATTATAATCGCTCCCCTGTTTTGTGTTTGTACCCATAATATATCACAAGAGATTTTTTGTGTCAATATTTTTTGTGTCAATATTTTTTGTTTCAAAATTTCATAATTCCTTTTTTATTTTTTCTCTGCTGAAACGCTTCCCCCCGCGCACCTCGATTCGCCCCATCCCCCCTGGGGTATCCGTAAGAAATCGGCGATATATAGAACATTCGTTTGTTGAAATAGGGCATACTCTTTTGGGCATATTGCATAAATACCCTTTAGAATCACTGTTTGTTTTATATGGGTATTATTTGTATCAAATATGTTGACTTCTACCCTATTGGGCATTATAATAAGGGTACAACTTAAATAAGGGGGAAACAAACAATGCTAAACATTTACATTAACACATGGGGCAACTACAACGAGAACGGTGCAGACGGTGGCGAATGGATCACGCTTCCAATGGACGAAGACACACTAAAGGAAACAATGGATCGTATCGCTTCCGCTATGGGTGACAACGATCCGGAATGGTTTGTAAATGACTACGAATGGATGACAGAAATCGAACTTCGAGAAATCAGCGAATACGAAAATATCGTAACGCTTAATGAATGG